GCTAAAATACAATCATTAATACAAACTTATCAGTATTATTTACAAATGATAAGAGATGTTACCGGCCTTAATGAAGCTAGAGATGGTAGTACTCCAGATAAAAATGCTCTAGTAGGTTTACAAAAACTAGCTGCTGCTAATTCCAATACCGCAACTAGACATTTAGTTCAAGCCATGTTATACTTAAGTTCTCGTATTTGTGAAAATGTAACATTAAGAGCAGCTGATTCTTTAAATTTCCCATTAACTAGAGAAGCGTTACAAGATAGTTTAAGTAGATATAATACTGCTACTTTAGAAGAATTGAAAAATTTAAACATCCATGATTTTGGTATTTATCTTCAATTAGAACCAGATGAGGAAGAAAAACAATTATTAGAACAAAATATTCAAATTGCTTTACAACAACAGCAAATTGATTTAGAAGACGCCATTGATTTAAGAGAGATTAATAATATAAAACTCGCAAATCAAATGTTGAAACAACGACGAACAAAGAAACAAGAAAAAGATCAACAAATAGCACAACAAAACATTCAAGCCCAAGCCCAAGCAAATGCAGAAACTGCTCAAAAAGCAGCGATGGCAGAAGTACAAAAAAATCAAGCTTTAGCTGAAAGTGAATTACAAATAGAACAAGGGAAATCTCAATTCCGAATGCAAGAAATGCAAACTAAAGGAGAAATTGATAAACAATTAATGGCAGCAAAATTTGATTATGATCGTCAATTAAAATCAATGGATATTAATCAAGTTCGCCAAAAAGAGCAATTTATTGAAAATAGAAAAGATAAAAGAGCTAAATTAGAAGCTACACAACAAAGTCAAATGATGAATCAGCAGATGTTAAAAACTCCGCCGATTGATTTTGAAGACGGAGCAGAGGGTATAGGAGATGAACCTATGACGCCATCAGCTTTAGAATAACATAAACTTATATTATATTATATCATGTCAACACAACAAGAACAAGAGGCTAAACCTCTAAAAGTAAAAAAACCATCATTTAAATCCAAACGAGAAGATGATGCAGTATTTAAGGTAAACTTAACTAAAGATAAAAACGATGCCATTCCAGAGCGAAAAACAGAGGAAATATCTATGGGCGAACCATCCGGAAATAGCAAGAGCGTGGACGCAAGCATACGGGTCGACACCAATAAAGCGGAAAGTAAGACCACTCAAGAAAAAGAAGTAATTACTATAACCGAAGAAGTTAAAACACCAGAAAATAACACAACTATTACTCCACAACTTTCTACTCCAAAAATAGAAATACCAGAGAATATTGGAAAAGTTATAGATTTTATGAAAGATACTGGGGGAACATTAGAAGATTATGTTAGATTGAATGCTGACTATTCTAATGTAGATCCAGATGCTTTATTAAGAGAATATTATAAACAATCAAAACCTCATTTAACATATGATGAAATAGATTTTCATATGCAAGATTCATTTTCATACGATGAGGAAGATGATGAAGAGCGAGAAGTTAAAAGAAAACAACTTGCTGTTAAAGAAGAAATTGCAAAAGCTAAAAACTTTTTAGAAGATACAAAGAGTAAATATTATGAAGAAATCAAGTTGAGATCTAATAATACTCCCGATCAACAAAAAGCAGTAGAGTTTTTCAATAGATACAATCAAGAAAAAGAAGCGGCAAATAAGCAACATGAAGTATTTGTAAACAATACTAAAGATTATTTAACTGATAAATTTGAAGGTTTCAAATTTGATATTGGTGATAAAAGTTTTAGATATAATGTTTCAAATCCAGAATCAATTGCTAATCAACAATCTAATGTAGGTACATTTTTTAAGAAGTTCTTAAATGAAAAAGGTGCTGTAGAAGATTATAAAGGTTATCATAAAGCTATGTATGCTGCCAATAATGTCGATTCCATTGCGGAACATTTTTATGAGCAAGGTAAAGCCGATGCTACTAAAAATATAATAAGTAAATCTAAAAATATAAGTAATGACCCACGTCCTCAGGATTCAGGTGAAGTATTTATTGGAGGATTAAAAGTTAAAGCAATTAGTGGGGTTGATAGTTCGCGATTGAAAGTAAAATACAAAAATAAAAAATAAAAATTATGAGTTTTGTAACAGGCGGGAGTTTTCCTGCATCCCTTATACCAGCTCAGCAAAGAATGGCCTTAAGCAGTAATTATATTGATTTCACAGGTACATCAGGCGGAAACTTTGCTCAGCAGTATTTACCAGAGCTTTACGAAGCAGAGGTAGAAAGATATGGAAACCGAACGATTGGAGGTTTCCTTAGAATGGTTGGCGCTGAAATGCCAATGACATCAGATCAAGTTGTTTGGTCTGAACAAAATAGACTACACGTTGCTTATAAAGCAGCGACAGTATCAGTTATTGGAGGAACAGATGTTGATATAGAAGTATTAATTGACGTTGCAGCCGCTGGTGCTACTAATGGCGCAGTAAGAGTTGGACAAACAATTTTAATGGCAGATAATGCTACTGGATTAATTGTTCAAAAAGGTTTAGTTCAAGCTCTTGGTACAACTACTCTCCCGGATGATACGTTATCTGTAAAATTATATGGTACAGCTACTAATGCTTTACCTACGGCAACAGATGGTATCAATTTATATGTTTATGGTGCTGATTTTGGAAAAGGATCTGTAGGAATGGATGGTTCAATTGAACCTCAATTCACTCAGTATTCTAATAATCCAATAATTATCAAAGACAACTTTCAAATTAGTGGATCAGATGCTGCTCAAATTGGTTGGGTTGAAGTATCAACAGAAGATGGACAATCAGGATATTTATGGTATCTAAAATCTGAATCTGAAACAAGATTAAGATTTGAAGATTACTTAGAAATGGTAATGGTTGAAGCTCTTCCAATGGATCAAGGTACATATGTATCAACTGCTGAATATCAATTTGGTGGACCTGGTGTGCCTTCGGGTACTACAGGAACAGTTATTGCAGGATCAGAAGGATTATTTTCTGCTATAGAAGACAGAGGTAATGTATATTCTGGTTTTGCCGGTGCTGCTGCTCCAGGTTCTGGTGCTTTAGGTGATTTCGATGAAATCCTTAAAAATCTAGACAAGCAAGGTGCTATTGAAGAAAACATGCTTTTCTTATCAAGATCAACTGCTTTAGATTTCGATGATATGGTTGCTGCAATGAATGGAAGTTATGCTTCTACTCAAGCTGCTTCTTATGGATTATTTGAAAATGACGGTGAAATGGCATTAAACTTTGGATTCAATGGTTTTAGAAGAGGTTCTTATGACTTCTACAAAACTGATTGGAAATATCTAAACGATGCTTCTTTACGTGGTCTATCAAATGAGATTGACGGGGTAATGATTCCAGCAGGAACTACAACAGTTTATGATCAAATTCTTGGATCTAATATTAGAAGACCTTTCTTGCATACAAGATATAGAGCTTCTGAGACAGAAGATAGAAGAATGAAATCATGGATTACTGGTTCTGTTGGTGGTGCTTATACTGATACGCTAGATGCGATGACTGTGAGTTTCTTATCTGAAAGATGCTTAGTGACTCAAGCTGCGAATAACTTTGTTTTATTCAAAGGAGCTTAATTATTAACATTTAAAAATAGAAACTATGGCTTATATAAAAATAAAAAACAACGCCAACGGCGCTGGCTCTACAATAGCAACAGTAGCAATAGATGGATGTACTGAAACAATAATAGATGTAGATCTTCCAGTGTTAGCAGTGGATGATACGCTTCCCGCTTTTACGGTTAAGGTAACTAACAACGCTGGATCTTCTGGTGAAGATTGTGATATCACTGTTGATGGTACTATTACTATGGCAGATATATATAACACACTAAATGCAGCGGTTGAAGCTGGTTTAGCTGATCCTTATCATATACCTACCGTTAGTGGAATCGTTGATTCTGATGGTGGAATAAATCCAATAACAGTAATAACTGCTCCGTAATACGGGTAGATAAATTATCTAAGACCCCTTTTATTAGGGGTCTTTTTTAAAACAATTATATTATATTATATTATGAAAACACAAGAAATAGAAAATAAACCTCCTGTTGAAAAATGGGAATATAAAGATAGAAAT